GATTTATCTTCACCTGCAACTTCAAAAACAAAATCATCGAGCCCCTCCACTCCAGATGCGCCTGTATTGATTTTTCCACCAACTCCAAAAGCAAACCCCAACTTGCAGCATCATTCTTCAAACGTATCCAACAAATCTTGGATACAGAAGGTGTTGAATATGATAACAAGGTCCTGGTAGAACTAATCAATAAACACTTCCCTGATTGGCGTCGTGTTTTGAATGAATGTCAGAGATATTCTGCGAGTGGCAAAATTGACACTGGTATTCTTGCAACCTTTAGTGATGTAAAAGTAAATGACTTGGTTAAAAACCTTAAAGAGAAGAACTTTGCCGAAGTACGTAAATGGGTCGTTAATAACCTGGATAATGATTCTGGGGTACTTCTTCGTCGTATTTACGATGCTCTTTGTGATGCCCTTGAAAACTCTAGCATTCCTGCTGCTGTGCTTGTTATTGCTAAGTATCAGTATCAGATTGCATTCGTAGCAGACCAAGAAATCAATATGCTTGCATGTTTGACTGAACTTATGGTGGAGTGTGAGTTCAAATGACAGAAGAACAGATAGAGAATGAACGATGTGTGGATGATGACTATAATGTGATCAACCATTACTATCGTGCAAAACGGCAACATCCAAACATTCCATTCTTTCTTCGGGATGAGAAAGGTGAAACCTTTGAGTTTGGATGGCAACTAATTTATCAATATATTGGAAAGTTAAATGATTGATGTAAAACTGTTTCGTATTATTACTGGTGAAGAAGTCGTTGCAGAACTTGTTTCTGAAACTGAAAATACTGTGACTGTTAAAAATGGTCTTGTTGTTCTTCCCACAAACAATGGTGTAGGATTTGCTCCTTGGGCAACTGTCATTGATAATGATAACCCTGAGATCACAATGTCTCGACAACATGTCGTTTATATTGTTGCTCTTCAAGAAGATGTTGCCAAGAAGTATAATGAGATGTTTGGAAGTAAGCTAATTACTCCAGATAAGAAAAAATTGGTTCTGTAATTATGAAATCTCCTAGACAAAAGAAATCCAGAACGTACTATTACTTCTGGGGTGCTATGACTGTTACTGTGTTCCTTGGACAACTTTATGTTGGTACTGGGTATCGTCTCTTGCATGATAGTATGCAAGAATTGCTTGATAATGTTGATGGAGTTCTTCTCCATTCGACAGAAGATAAACCTAATTACCTCTGATGAAAGCACACTTAAATTTTTCTTCGATAGATCTTGTTTCTTTTTGGCAAGAGTGTGATGAAATTTTTGAGCACTTTGAACGAGAAGAAATGCCCTCTGAGTGTTATGGTTGGCGCTCATGGAAAATTGAAAAGGCGTTTGAGAAGCATTCAAATAATATGTTGAACTGGGTTGATGGGGTTGGTTATGACTTCGTTGCCAATGATGGTCTCAAATATGAATTTAAGCAAGTAAAGGATGCATTCAAAAATCAAGAAACTCCTAATATTATCTTAAAAAATTTTCGTAAAAATACTTTTGATTATTATGATCAGACATTTGATTACATTTTAGTTATTGATGTTGAGCGTAGAACACTTGGCGTCTATGATTGGGAATATGTTTACAAGAAGCATATTATTAATAGTGCTACTGTAACAGCAATTTTGGAGCATTCTCAAGCAAAAAAACTTTATACCCCTTATTATGAAATCTCTTAAAACACCTTTACGCTACCCTGGTGGCAAGTCTCGCGCTTGCACCAAAATGGAACAATATATTCCAGACCTCCGTGATTATAAGGAGTATCGAGAACCATTTCTTGGTGGTGGAAGTGTAGCAATTCACATCACTAAGAAATATCCTCACCTTGATATTTGGGTCAATGATCTGTATGAACCTCTAGTTAACTTCTGGAAGACTCTACAGGATGATGGATATGCTCTGTATAAAAGACTTCAAGAACTTAAGTCTCGTTATCCTGATGAAGGTTCTGCAAAAGGTTTATTTTTAGAAGCAAAGGAACTTGTAAATGATGATTCCGTTTCACCTCTATATCGTGCTTGTGCTTTCTACGTTATTAACAAGTGCTCTTTTTCTGGTCTCACTGAGTCCTCATCCTTTAGCAGGCAGGCGTCACATTCCAACTTCTCAATGCGAGGAATTGAGAAACTTCAAGGATACTCTCAACTGATCAAAGATTGGAAGATTACAAACTTGAGTTATCAAGAACTTTTTACTGATAGTAAAGAGTGTTTCACATATCTTGATCCCCCATATGAGATTGGATCTAATCTTTATGGTAAAAAGGGTGATATGCACAAGTCATTTGACCATGATGAGTTTGCTACTATCTGTGACCGCTTCATTGGTCCTCAACTGATATCCTATAATTCATCTCAACTTATTAAAGAACGTTTTAAAGAATATCAAACTGGAGAGTTTGATCTTACTTATACCATGCGTTCTGTTGGTGAATATATGCGTGAACAAAAAGAACGTAAAGAACTTTTGCTTTTTAATTATGGAACTGAAGGATTGGTTGAACTCAATTAATTTTACCAAGGAAGACTTGTCTAGCAATATCAAGTCTTATCCTCCCTACATTATCAATCGTTGTTTATCTGGGCATATTGATTGCATCATGTTTGCAAATGAAATGAATAAGCATCATCAGGTGGATAAAGATATGCAATATTCATTTTATCTAAATAGTCTCAGGAAAAAGAAGAGATTCTCTCCTTGGCTCCGAAAGGAAAAAGTCACGGATTTGGAATGTGTCAAACAATACTATGGTTATAGTAATGAGAAGGCAACGCAAGCTCTGAAAATTCTTACCAAAGAACAAATTAACTTTATTAAACAACGACTTGACACTGGAGGAGCAAAATGAGTACTACGGTTGAACCCACGGTACAATGGTCACAAGACCAAATGGTGGAAGTGCTTTTGAATGAACCTGATGATTTTTTGAAAGTCCGTGAGACGCTAACTCGTATTGGAGTTGCGTCCCGTAAAGAGAAGAAACTCTATCAGTCATGCCATATCCTGCACAAGCAAGGAAGATATTTTATTGTCCACTTTAAGGAGTTGTTTGCTCTAGATGGTAAACATGCAAACCTCACTGTAAATGACGTACAACGTCGTAACCGTATCGTGAGACTGCTTGCTGACTGGGGACTTATTACGATTGTCAAAGAGGAGTCTGTAATGGACATTGCGCCTCTGAACCAGATCAAGGTGCTTGCATATAAGGACAAGTCTGACTGGGTATTGGAGCAGAAATATAATATCGGTAAGAAGGGAAAGACCCAGGAAACCGAATAAATAAACTTGCGATCTTTCGTGCGGTCGCTTCAAAAGTCGGAACTTACAAGAGGTGTGGTTTACCCCATACCTCTTTTTTTCGTGTTACTTTTTCTTTGCTATCTTTTGGAGTAAGATTAGATATAACTCTGCATTCTTTTTATCGCCAAAAATAACTTGGAGTTGTGATAAATTGGAGAATAGCATATCAGTTCTTCTCCACGAAAGATAGCATGTCGTCTGCTACTGCTCTTATTTCCTCCTCACTCGGAAATGAGGGATAAGGTCCTGTCTCATCTCCTCTTTCTTGTAATGATTGCCAGCGATTTACTTCTGCATCATGCCTTTGCATGAGACGTGCTTCTGCGTTCTGGAAAAGTTCCCATCGCATTTCATATGGATTGAATCCCATTTGATACTCCTTTGGTTTTTGTGTGTGATTCGTGTCTGTCTGTATGTTGTGTGTACCCTGTGTGTATGCCTTGCGGCGGTTGGGATATACTTACATTCACAAATCGTGTTTCTATTTATAAGGTAGAGTTTTCCACACTCACTTTTTTTTATTCTGTGCTATAAATATATCGGATGCCTTCGGGGTCCACACAATCAAATCTCGCTTATTTAAGGAGAAGTACAAATGGGAAACCTGATGAAGTTTAATGCAGCCGATTTGCCACAGTTGTTGGATCGGATAAATAGGAATAGTATTGGTATGGATGAATACTTTGGTAGGTTGTTTGACCTTCACGAAACAACTACCAACTATCCACCATACAACCTAGTCACGGTCAGCAACGTAGAATCGAGACTAGAACTTGCACTCGCTGGATTTAAAAAGAAACAAGTAAATGTCTACACACAAGACGGAAAACTCTTTGTCGAAGGACAACGAGATGATGGAGAAACAAGCACCGAATACGTCCATAGAGGAGTGGCTCAAAGATCTTTCACTAGATCATGGACCCTCAGTGACGAGACGGAAGTTAGATCAGTTAGCTTTGAGGATGGGTTGCTAAGTATTACACTTGGTAGAATTGTCCCAGATCATCATCAAAGGAAGGATTGGTTCTGATATCCTGACTATTTTTTGCTGCCGTTGCTACAAAAGTGTATCATGTTGATACACTTTTTTCTATATAATTATGTACCATGGAGGACGACTTATGAACTTAACAGCCGCCACTCTTACTATTGGGACCGCAATGACTCTTTTTTTCAATGGGTTCCTTGGGGGCGCATTCCCCTAATAGTCCCCCCAGTATAAATACCTACGATTTTACGACACCATAATGGCAATACTAGCAATTTTCGCAACAATCGCAGCATCAGCATTCGGGGCATACGCACTCACGCCTAAACCAGCAACAGTTTCAATCAAAGAAAAATCTGACGAACTGATTCCTTGGTGAATAAATAAAACTGAATATCGTCGTCGCTGACGGAGGGGCAACTGGCCAAATCCAGTTGACGCCCCTCTTTTTTATTGCTAAACTTATTGGAGGTATGGAGTAGAAATGACCGTAAAGTTGACTTTGTTAAAGTCTGGAGAAGATGTCATTGCTGATGTCGAAGAAATGATTGTTTCTGAGAGAGTTGTTGGATATTTTCTTAGTGACCCCTGTGTTGTAAAAGTTCTTGCGACTGACACTAACAGTGGTGGAAAGATGCCATGCAAGTTGCAGTTGACTCCTTGGATGCCATTGACCAATGATAAGAAGATTCCTATCGCTGCAGATTGGTTAATTACTATGGTTGAACCAATGCCGCAACTTAAAGAAATGTATGAAAATGGAGTTCTGAAGAATGGAAAAGAAAGTGATCAAACTAGTGGTTCTGATGAACCAGAAGAATCTGATAACTCAGATTGAAGAAGTTGGTGCTGACATTGGTCAACCAGACTGTAAACTAGTTAATCCATTTGTTGTTGATAGCAACAAAAATCTAACACCATTTTTGAGTGGATTGACTAGAGAAGATGAATTTATGATTAGTTCGGATAAGATTCTGACACTTACAGAACCGACTCCAACACTACTTGAAAAATATGAGGACTTGATTAAGGAATGAAATTCTACACTAATGTTCAACTTATTGGTAACCAAATTCTAGTTCGTGGCGTAGAGAATGGTGAAAGGTATGAGATGAGGGATGAGTTTTATCCCACTCTCTTTGTGAAATCTAAAAGAGAAACTAAGTATAGAACATTAAGTGGTGAATGTGTAGAAGAAGTAAAACCCGGCACTATCAGAGACTGTAAAGAGTTTTACAAAAAGTATGAAGGTGTTGATGGGTTTGAGATCTATGGAAATGATAGATATATCTATCAATATATTTCTAAAAACTATCCTGAAGATGAGATTAAGTTTGATATTAGTAAAATCAAACTTGTGACTATTGATATTGAGGTATCTTCAGAACAAGGATTCCCTGATGTAGAATCTTGTGTTGAAGAAATTCTTGCCATTACAATTCAGAACTATACAACTAAGGAAATTATTACTTGGGGTGTAAAACCCTTTGTCAATAAGCAAGAGAACGTTACATATTATCATTGTCCTACTGAGCATGAATTGCTTTCACATTTCATCAACTATTGGATGGTTGATGTTCCTGATGTGATTACTGGATGGAACTGTAACTTGTATGATATTCCTTATATCTGCAAACGTCTTCGTCGAGTGCTTGGTGAAAAGTTGATGAAACGGTTTTCTCCTTGGGGTCTTGTAAGTGAGGGAGAGACTTATATCAATGGAAGGAAGTTTACCACTTTTGATGTTGGTGGGGTGACTGTTCTTGACTATCTTGATCTGTATAAGAAATTCACTTACAAGGCACAAGAGTCATATCGTCTTGACTATATTGCTAGTGTGGAGTTGGGTCAGAAAAAACTTGACCACAGTGAGTTTGATACCTT